TAATAGATCACGACGGTATTTACCGCCTTGTAAAGAAAGGCGGTGCAAGATAATGAAAGAATTTTATATTGAAGCAATTACCAAAAATCTGAATTTACTCAGCGAACACTTTTTAAGATGTGTGTGGATTTTTACAAATAACCTTGCATCCGACAAGAAAGGCGGTGCGAGATGAAAGAACAGCTGATAACGGAAATCCAGAGCATACAGGACGAAAAATTTTTGCATTTCATTTTGAACACGATACTTTCATTCAAGAAGAAATGGGGGATTTGCTGATGAACGATATTCAGATTTTTAACAATCCTATTTTAGGGGATTTGAGAACGGTTATAGTAAACGGAAAAGAATACTTTTTTGGAGTAGATATAGCTTCGATGCTTATGTATAAAAGACCAAGAAAGGCGGTTTCGGATAATTGCAAGGGTGTCCTGGTCGAGGATAGCTTTAAAAATAATGGTGGATATGCAGAACCTCTTATTCCGGAAGGAGATATTTACCGATTGATTATTAAAGCTGGTCAACAGGGTAACAGTAAAGAAATAAAAGATAAAGCTGACAAATTGGAAAAATGGATATTTGATGAAGTTTTACCGAGCATCAGAAAGACTGGTACATACATGATGCCGCAGACCACGGACGGGAAGATTGCATTGCTTGCACAGGGGCACACGGAGCTTAAAGCAGAGGTCGACGAAATCAAGGCGGATTTGGAAAGCCTTAAGATGGACTTACCGATACTTCCGGTGGAAGCCGACCGCATTACGGAAGCTGTCAGAAAGAAAGGCGTTTCAATCATGGGCGGCAAACAGTCAAGCGCATACAGCAACCGTGGATTGCGCCAAAAGGTTTACAACAATCTGTATGCCAATCTGAAATACAACTTTGGTGTTCGGTCTTACAAGAGCATCAAGCGTAACCAGTGCGACAAGGCAGTGGAAGTGATAAATGCCTATCAGACGCCGTATTTTTTGCAGGAACAGATTGACGATGCCAATATGCAGCAGAGGTTGGAATTTGATTGACAGATTTTGGCATATGGTATAGAATACAAAATAATTAAAAATCACGCAGGTAAGACCTAAAGAATTAGGATGTCCTGCAAGCCTATGAGGAATAGGTGCGGATTCGTGACCGCCAGAGATTGAAGAAATTCAGTCTTTGGTGGTCTTTTTATTTGAAAATTCATCCGAATGGATTGAATATATAGCGTGTAACTCCTGTTAGGGTATGTTCCTAACGCACGTGAATTTAAAGGTTGAGCCTTGCGAAATGTAAGGCTCGGAAATTTAGGAGATAGAAAATATGGCATATACAGCTCTTGCAACTAAAGTTAAGGAAAATAACATTGAAGTTTTTAATAATCCATAACTTGGATTTTCAGCACGAACAATGTTAAATGAGGACGGAAGTATTTCTATCAATGCAGAGGATACAGCTAGAGGATTTGGCTGGACACAGGAAAAGAACGGAAAAACATATGTAAGATGGGAGACTATGAATGGATATTGTATAGAGTTTGGATTTTCCCAACTTGTTGGGAAAGACGATTATATCCCAGAACCGATTTTTTATCGCCTTGGTATGAAAGCAAGCAACAAAACGGCGGACAAGTTCCAGAACTGGCTCGCAATGGAAGTCATTCCAAGCATCCGGAAACATGGTATGTATGCTACGGATAAGGTAATTGATAATATTTTAAGCAATCCAGACTTTGGTATTAAGATATTGACGGAGCTGAAAGAAGAAAGAATTGCTAGAATAGCAGCGGAAGAAGAAAAGGAAAAGTTACAACAGGAACTTGATTATAGCAAAGACTGGTATTCTATTAAGCGTGTTGCAGCAATGAACGGTGTGGACTGGAAAACATTTAATTGGCGAAAACTCAAAGAAAAGAGCATTGAACTTGGATATGGCGTAAAAAAGATTTTTGATGCGAATTATGGAGAGGTTAACACTTATCACAGGGATGCTTGGGAAGTAACATACCCGGAGTATGAAATTTAGGAGAAATTTTATGAACAAATCAGAAATCAGGATTACATATGGGAACACGGGAGTAATTCACACACCGGAGAAAATTGTGATTAAATCGCCCAATATCGAAGTAATTACAAAATAGATCAAGAAAAAGAAGTGGCACCTATCAAATTGGTGGTAGGTACTATTTTTATACCTATTTTCAGGAGAATAGCCATGAAAAAATATAAACCAATAGACTGGAGCAAGTGCCCGGAAAGTCGCACACCAATAGGAAATCCGAATAATTGCGTTGTTGCGGATATTCTGCCGGACGGAAAAACGGAAATCTTATTTTTAAGCGACAATAACGGCATCCATATCAATAGATTCAGAAACGAAAAGTAAGCGGAGGTGATCGTATGGCATACAGCGGATGGCTTTTAAAGATTGGAAATTACATAGTGCCAATGTCTTTTATGAAAGCGGAATCATATAGTCCATATGTCAATATGCAGGATTTAGATGATTATACGGATGCCAATGGTTATCTGCATAGAAATGCCGTGGAGTTAAAGGCGTTAAAGGTCGAATTTGAGACCCCGGCTATGCTGACAAATAAGACTTTCAATGAGGTTTTAAATAATATCAGAAGCCAGTTCACAAATGCGACAGGGAGAGCCTGCTATATCACAGCGTATATCCCGGAATATGACGATTATGTGACGCAGTACGGCTATATGGCAGATTTTCAGCCTACGATATACGGAACATATGATGGAATAATTCGTTACAATTCAGTTCGGCTTGCTTTCATAGGGGGTGTGTACGGTGGTTAATTATAAATATGGCGACTTGTTCAAAAAAGATACGGTCGATAAGCAGTTATCCATCGTATCTGATGACGGAAAAGTCAATATCACAAATACAGAGCTACACCAAGAAAAATTCGAATTGACCGAAAGTTTGTGTTCAGAACAGGAATTGACGTTTGGTTCGTGTGAAGCCGCCATGATTAAATTCACGGTGTCAAATACATTTTTGCCAATGAAGGGCAGATGGATGACAGTAAGGATGTCTCTTGGTGGACATGCAGATATCCCGTTCCAGTTCGGACGATATAAGGTTGATTCTGATACGCCTACGGCAGACAGGACGTGCCGTGATGTTGTCGCATATGATGCTCTTTATGACATTTTAAATGCAGATGTGGCAGCATGGTATAACACTGTCTTTCCATCCCATAAAGAGCAGCAGAAAGATAAAGATGGAAAAACTAGGACTGTTACAGTTTATGATCCGGTCACAATGAAGCAATTCCGGGACAGTTTTTTTAAGCACTTCGGGATTGAGCAGGCTGACATTATACTGGTTAATGACGGCATGTCTATTGAAAAAACAGTTGCAGTCACGGCATCCAGCGAGACAAGTTCTGATACAGAGGAATCGAGCACCATAGGCGAATCTATGAGCGGCAAGGAAGTGTTGTCCTGTATTTGTGAGATCAATGGCTGTATGGGGCACATGGGGCGTGATGGAAAGTTTCATTATATATACCTGGAGCAGAATATACAGGGACTTTATCCGAGAAACGATCTTTATCCGGCAGATGATTTATTTCCAAGAGATCCGAAAAGCAACCGGATTGGAAAAGATTTATATATAACGGCTGAGTATGAAGATTTTCTTGTTAAAACGATCAATAAGCTGCAGATCCGGGAGCAGAAGAATGATATCGGCGTGATCGTGGGCACTGGAGACAATGCTTATGTGATCGAGGATAATTTTCTTGTCTATGGAAAAGGCACAAAAGAACTGAAGGGCATTGCAAAAAATGTTCTTTCCAAGATTAGAGGTATTGTTTACCGCCCGTTTGCGGCAGACTGCAAAGGAAACCCGTGTCTTGAGGTTGGGGATGCGGTGCGGTTGCCGACCAGATATGAACTGATCGAGTCCTATATTTTGAAAAGAACTTTGAAAGGCATACAGGCCTTGCGTGATGATCTGGAAGCGGACGGGGAAGAGTACCGGACAAACGGGGCGAACGGAATACAGAAAAGTATTTTAAAGCTCAAAGGCAAGAGCAATGTGTTGGAGCGAACCATTGAAAAGACACAGAGCACGATAACTGATGTTGAGAAGGGATTGCAGTCACAGATCACGCAGACCGCAACCGAAATTCGCACAGAAGTTAAAAATACAACGGATGGTTTATCATCGAGAATCACGCAAAATGCGAGCAGTATTACAGCAGAAGTTAAAAGGGCACAGGGACAGGAAGTTGAACTTGCAGCAGCTATTAAAATTAATGAGGACAAGATTACAGCGGAAGTTACGAGAGCAAGCGAAGCAGAGGGCGATTTGTCCGGAAATATAGAGGTGACCGCAACTAAGATACGGTCAGAAGTCAGTGCTTCTTTAACAGTATGGGATACCGAAGATTATGACGTTACACATTGTGGTTTCGGGAATCCACAAAATACATACCCTGCATCTTCGTATTATTCTGGACACAGTTTTTTGGATCAGAAGACTGGAAAGTTTTATGGTTGCGAACCAGATGGTGGAATAAGCAGTGGAAAATACAAATGGACTCTGATAAAGAAATTTAAGCAGCTTTCATCGAGTGCGTCCAGTACGATTACGCAGTCATCAAAGCAGATCAGCTTGAAAGTATCAAAAGACAGCGTCATTTCAGAAATCAACCAGTCAGCCGAGGGTATCAAAATTAAAGCAAAACTGCTTGAATTAAAAGGTTCTATGGAAATGACCGGGGGATATATGCATATTCAAGCGGAAGAGTCTGTAGAAAACCTTATTGAATTTAAACGCAGTGGAACACTTGTACAGATGGGAACGGATGGATTTCGAACAGTGGAAGGGACGCTTGAAAGTCCTGTTCATGAATGTACGGTTCAATATAATCATGTTTCATTGCATAAAGGCGCAAACGATAATGACCACATGATGATCCATTTAGACGGAGATACCGGAGTAGGTGGATTCAGAGGTGGAGTAATTAATGGATCTGACAAAAGAATAAAAAACACAATTTTAGATTTAAGCAAAAAGCAATCATCTGAGTTTATTTATTCTTTAAGAGCAAAATCGTATCGTTATAATTTCGAAAAAGATGGGTTCCATCATGGATTTATTGCACAGGATGTTTTGAAAAAAGCGGAAAAAGGGTGGAATATTTGTCCAAAAACGTTTTCAGACAGCAATGGGAAAAAGTATTACGGACTGAAATATACGGAACTGATTGCTGATCTGGTTGCCACAGTGCAGTTGCAGCATGACGAGATAGAACAGTTAAAGGAAAAGGTGGAAAATCTATGATAAATGCAAAAATTCGGGAATTTGAAAACGACATTATAAATTATGCAAATTTGTGTGAGGATGTCCCAATCGAAGCTAAGTACCTAGTGTTTAAGGATATTCTGCAGCAGATTAAGGAAGAAGCAAACAGACATGTTATAGCCGAACGGGAGCAGATGAAGCTTGCAAAGGAAAGGGAGAGTGAGGACCATGAACAAAGCGCATAGTGCTATTAATTGGGAGAATTACCCGAGTGATGAAACACCGCTTAATGAAAGCAATCTTAACAAAATGGACGCAGCTATTGGCGTTATTGATGATCGTGTAATCACTCTTGATACCACAAAAGCCACGAAAACAGAGGTAGCAACTCTTGTTTCAGACGTGACATTCGAGGAATCGACGGGAATTATCACAATCACGAAAAAGAACGGGTCAAAGGTTACGATCGATACGCAGATGGAGAAGATCGCGATCAACTTCGATTACAATCCGACTACACAGCAGATTATTTTGACTCTGATCGATGGTACGAAGCAGTACATAGACCTGTCGGCACTGATTACACAGTATGAGTTCCTTGATTCTGATACGGTAGCCTTTTACATTGATAAGGATGGAAAAGTGTCTGCCACCGTCAAAGAGGGTAGCATCGAGGAAAAACACTTGGAGCCAAACTATCTTGCAAAAATTAAGGTGGAAGTAGCAAAGTCAGAGTCAAGCCAGCAGGCAGCGGCAATGTCTGAAATAAACGCCAAAGCGTCAGAGACAGCAGCGGCGAAGTCAGCCACGGCGGCAGCAATATCCGAGACTAACGCAAAAGCCAGTGAGAAATCCGCCAGTCAGTCTGCAGCCACAGCCACAAGTGAAGCGGCATCTGCCAGCCAGTCCGCCAGTACCGCCATAGATAAAGCCACAATCGCAACGCAGAAAGCAACAGAGATCATTGGTAAAGCCGAATCTGCAGCAGATAGTGCAACTAAAGCACAGAGTTATGCCGTGGGTGGTACCGGGAGCAGAGAGGGCGAGGATTCTGACAATGCAAAGTACTATTATGAACAGTCAAAAGACGTGTCCGAAGGTCTTAAAGGTGGATTGCAGCCACATGGAACGGTAGCTTTTGCAGATTTACCGGCACTTTCAGATGTTAACTCTGGTTGGATGTACAACATTTCAGATGAATTTACCACTACGGATGAATTTAAAGAAGGAGCCGGTAACGTCATTCCTACTGGTGCAAATATCTATAAAACATCAGATGATAAGTGGGATGTGCTGGCCGGAACTCCAGTTACCGGAATCAAAGGTGTAAATGAAGATTCTTTCCGTAGGGGCAATGTAGAACTCACAGCAGAAAACGTCGGTGCAGTGGCAACCGGTGGAGATACAGCAGAGAATACAGCAACTTTTACGAGTAGTGATGTGGCAGACGGATCAGCGTCAGCGTGGACGACTGTATCAAAATTATCAAGCGGCGAAAAACACTCTTCAATTTTTGCAAAGGTGTCACAGATGTTCAAGAATGTGCGGTATCTCTATAAAATGCTTGGAACGACAGACATTTCTAAGATTGGGAATGGTACTTGTACCGGGGCGATATCATCGTTAAACAGCGGTTTAGCAAATAAGTATTTTATTAAAATAATGAAAAGCGACTGGTCTGGAATTATGGGTTCGCTTATGCCAATGTTTAATATTAATAATGATAATATGATAGATCTCATTGCACACAACGAGCAGAATGATACTTATCCTGGCGTACGAGTTGCCCGTGCTAGTGCAGATTATGATGGTAATAACATTCCAGACACATATTTAAAAAAGTCAGATGCCAAAAATAATGTATCTGCCTTATCCAATACTGCAACAAATTATAATGACCAAACTCCTGTCGTGCAGTATTTCACTGTCCCGGATGATGGGTATTATCTTATTACAGGTCTTGTCACTTTCAGTTCAAACGCAAATGGGTTTCGTGAAGTTTTTATAACAAATACAACATCTAACTATGTCATGGGACGAGTCAGAGTTCCTGCGGTATCCGGCGGTGCATCAACTTTACAGGTAACGAGTGGTGGCACTTTCGGACCGGGACAGACTGGTACACTCAGTACTTATCAGAACTCAGGTTCAAATCTTAATGTGCAGGAATGGTTAAATATGGTAAAGATCGCACCTAAGCTGTAAAAAAACTGCATTAAAAATTAAATATAATAAAATCAAGAGCCTAAGAGCCGATTACATGACCATGTGTTGTGTAGCCGGCTCTTTTGCATAAAGCCTACGGGCAGAAAGGAAAATTATGCACTTAAAATTCATCACAGATAACTGGCAGATGCATAATTTTCAACCAGTAATTAATTTTTTAACAAAATTTAAACTAATCAATCGACATTCTGCGACAATAAGAAATTTACCTGTCGAAACTTGCGACCGAAAGAAATTGAATGTTTGCGGGAAAATTTGTAAAATAAAATTGTCCGATAAGGGCACTTCAAGTTCTGGCTGAGGGGCGGGATAAGGCGTTTTCTTGTCCCTCAACTACAAACGAGTTTGTAATTTGTAGCAATTTGTCAAATGGGGTTGACGGTATCGAACATAAGTTCTATAATTTGTGTATCGCTATCGGAAGTGCGGAATGATTGGAGGAGAATAAGATGGGGGAAAAAGAGTGCAATGAAGCCAAAGCGTTTTACAAACAAAAAATAACTGAAATGGTCGCGAATTGTGACAATGAAGAGTGGTTAAAACTCATTTATATATATGTCAAAAGATTATTAGAATAGAAGAAAAGCCAAGGGTTTGCGCATTGCCCTTGGCTTTTCTTTATTCTTCTTGGCTTTGATTTGCGATTGAATCAATGAATTTCTCCAATGCATTCCATCCGGTATCATCCAGTTTGGATAATGCCGTGATTAAACGTTTTTTAAAATCTGAATCTTCACATTTTAAAACATCAATAAGCATCTCGTTTATTTGTTCATTTTTTGTTTTCGGAATAAACATTTCTCCGTTGCCTGTCCGCAACCATTTTTCATTGACATCATACAGGGAACATAAGACTTTAATAGACTGGTCGGATAAGTTGCGCTGTCCGTTCTCTATCAAAGAAATATAATTTCTCGTTAATCCAAGATCTTTCCCAAATTCATCTTGGCTCTTTCCCAAGCGTTCCCGTAATGCTTTAATACGGTCTTTCAAGTTTATCACCTCTTTTCCACAAATAAAATATACCATGAACTGCTAACAATGTCAACAAAAAGGTATTGACAATGCTAACAATGTATGCTAATGTATGCTTACAAGGTCAACAGACACAAGTGACAAAGTCTGATGGCAAATAAATTATGAAAGGAGTGATACAGTGAGTAAAATCAAGGCTCATGCAGTTGCATTTTTTAATAAGCATTTTGTTAAGTGGAAATTTTTACAGAGTATATTTGTTATTCCATTCCAGAAGGATGGGAAGATGTATCTGCACATTTCACAAGTATGTGAAGATGGAACGAGAGTGGTAAAAAGAACGTTCCTCATTGAGCATCTGGTTGATGATAACTTGGCGGTTACAAGCCAAACGCTCGCAGAGGAAAAGAGAGTGTTTAAAAATCCTACATTATTTTAATCCATGTAGTATATCCGCACTCTTTGCATTCTGGTAGCATTTCGCCTTGCTTTACAGTGACGATTCCAATTTTATTTTCGCCACCGCATTGCATACATACATATGTTCCTTTATCTGCAAACTCATATGTAGCAAATGTTTCAGAATAACCATTATCCATATTATCACCGCCTTTCCTTATTTAATAAGGAAATTATATCACAGGGAGAAAGGAAGTGAATACATGAGCGAACAGGAAAAGAAAGTTGTAGAAAAGTTGAAAGACGCGATTCCCAAAATGAACGATTTCCAGAAAGGATATGTTCTTGGGATGGTCGAGGGTTCGGCAAGCAAGGCAACCAGTGAAGAAACTGGGAACTCAAAAACAAAAGAATAAGAAGAAACTGAATATTGATAGTTGAGAAATTTGTCGGAATTTGCAGATTAAATGTGTTTGTAACACAGGAAATCAGTTGATACAATTAATATGCGACGGCGGCAGGAAATGAGTTACATTATTGCTTTATTTTCCGCATCATCTTTAGTATTTTATTTAATCTCTTTTGTACTTTTTTAATTCCTTTGTATAGGTCGATTGTCATGGATGTTATGGTTAGAATTATGAAGAAGTCGTAACCGGTAACACGCCATGCCAATAATGAGATAAGTATACTAACGATTTTCATGATAACAGTTCCTTTCATGATGGCCGCCGCCGTACATTAATTGTATCAACAAAGCAAAATAGAGACAACCAGTATTTTCCAACTATCAAGCGGTAGTTGGATTTTTTATTGCAAAAATCCGGAAAGGAGAAGAATGAACGACTTAGAAACAACCAAAATGCAGACACCCATTGAGATTGCGCTTGGTATTGATGAAAACGGAATGACTACAGCAAAGAAGTTGTATGAGTTCTTGGAAATGGACAGCCGCAACTATTCCAGATGGTGCAAAAGCAATATCACCGAAAACGAATTTGCCGAGGAAAACGTTGATTATTGGGCATTCGTCATTAATGAAGAATGGGGTGGGCAAGCTACAACAGATTACAAACTCACAGCACATTTTGCTAAGAAACTTTCTATGAAAGGAAATGGAGCGAAAGCAGAAGAAGCACGAGATTATTTCACGACCTTGGAAGAACGTGTGAAACAAAAGGTGATTGACCTCAACCAATTGTCGCCGGAGTTGCAGATGTTCCAGAAGATTTTCAATTCTGTAGCAGAACAGCAGTTAGAACAGAAACGGCAGGCAGAGCAGTTAAACCATGTGGAACAAAGAGTTGAGAGCATCCGAGAAGTGGTTGCACTTGATACAACATCATGGCGTGATGATACTGGAAATATTTTAAGAAAAATCAGCATGGAACTTGGTGGCGGACAGGCATACAGCCAAGTAAGAGCCGAAAGCTACGAACTGTTGTCAAAGCGAATGGGTGTAAATCTGAAGCAGCGGCTGACTAACAAGCGCAGGAGAATGGCTGACGAGGGTATCTGTAAATCAACCAGGGACAAATTATCCTATGTGGATATTATTGCAGAGGATAAGAAGTTGATCGAGGGATATACAGCTATTGTGAAGGAAATGGCAATCAGATACGGAGTTGGAAAGGATTAACAGGAGGTATTCATGGATAGACAGATGAACATTGCATTAAGAAAGACATTAGATCAGATCGGCGTAAAACATAGCCTTAAGGGTTACGGTTACATAATCAGTGCGGTTGAGAAATGTCTTGAAAACAGAAGTAAACTTATCAACGTTATTAAAGGACTCTATACTGAAATCGCAGAAGAAAACGGCGATACAGTCTGGAGAGTAGAAAGATCAATCCGGCACGCGATAGAAGTTACTTGGACAAATGGCAATACAAATGCGATCAACAAAATTTTTGGCTATACGGTTTCAGTGGAAAAAGGAAAACCGACAAATTCAGAGTTTATCGCATTAATAACAGATTTTGTTTCCTTGTATGGTGATGAGATTGCCAATGGTTCCTATAAGTGGTAGGAGTGATGTGTCTATGAAGAAGTTAGCAAAGGTAATTGAATTAGCCGGTGCGTTACTCTTTTTTCTTGGAATCAGCGCAGATGCAACAGTAAATCCGATGGTAGCTATTCCTGTGTTAGGTGGATTATTACTGATCTACATAGGATGCAAAGTGGATGGAGACTGGCAGGAAGCAGAAGAAATAGTCGAGGATCATGTTTTTAAAGATGAAGAAACAGACGATGGAATTATTTATATATGCGACAGCAACGAAGATAAAGAGAAACTTCCTTATTATAAAGAAGTTATGAAAAAGAAAAGGAATCATCCGAACCGACCAAAGCTGAATGATTCCCAATCAAAGCAATAGCATAAGCTATTTGCGCCTATTTTAGCATAAGAAAAGGAGAAATTCAAATATGAGAGCAGAAAACAATAAAGTGGAACTTACAGGAACGATTATCACAGAGCCGGAATTTAACCATGAGGTGTTTGGAGAGGGATTTTATAATATGTACCTCAAAGTGGATAGATTAAGTGGAACGGCTGATATTATCCCATTAATTATTTCAGAGAGATTAATCAATCTGAATGATAAATACACGGGCACTGCCGTTAATGTTTCCGGTGTGTATAGTTCTTATAACAAACATGAGGAAAAGAGAAATCGTCTGTTATTATATGTATTCGTCTGTGAAATTGAAAAAGCGAATCCGGGAGAGCATACAGATTTGAACAAAATCCAGCTTGACGGATATGTATGCAAAGAACCGATTTACAGGAAAACTCCGCTTGGAAGAGAAATTGCAGATTTATTAATCGCAGTCAATCGTTCCTATGGCAAATCAGATTATATTCCGTGTGTTGTCTGGGGCAGAAATGCGGTGTATACATCTGGACTTCCGGTTGGAACGCATTTGAAACTTACCGGACGCATTCAGAGCCGTGGTTATGTAAAGATGTACGAAGATGGGACAGAAGAGCAGAGAACATCATATGAGGTGTCTGTGAGCAAAATTAATGTATTAGAGGAGGAAAATTAAGATGGCAGAAAATACCGTTACAATTTCCGTTGAGGAATATGCAGATCTGGTTGCATGCAGGACGAAAGTTCATACAGCATGTGCCATTATTGCAAATGAACACCAAAGAGACATTGAGCTGATGGGGAAAAAGGGAACAACTATTAATTCAAAAATTATAGAGTCAGCTCTTGGATATATTGACGATGAAGCATGCTTTGAAGAGGCACTTAAAAAATATAAAGAGTGGAAGGAGAAGGAAAATGAAACTGAAAATTAGATCATTACATATGGAGAATTTCAAGGGAATTAAGAGCCTTGATGTGAATTTCTCCAATAAGACAAGTATCAAAGGACAGAACGCCGCAGGAAAGACAACGGTATTCGATGCGTTTACATGGCTTCTGTTTAATAAGAACAGTGCTGGAGAGGAAAAGTTCAATGTTCGACCACTGGATAAGGACGGAAAGCGCATTGATAACGTAGAAATTAAGGTTGTAGCCGTTCTGGATGTGGACGGCAAGGAAGTAGAACTTTCCAAAGTGCAGAAGCAGAACTGGGTTAAGAAGCGGGGAACAGACACCGTGACTTTACAGGGCAATGTCAATTCATTTGAGATTGACGGTTATCCAAAAAGTGAAGCTGATTTCAAAGAATATATTTCCAGTCTGGCACAGAGCGAGGATATGTTCAAGATGCTGGCCAATCCGCAGTATTTCTCTTCCATGAAATGGAAAGAGCAGCGGGATATTCTGATGCGCCTTGTAACGGATGTATCGGATGTTGAACTGGCGCAGACAGATGCTAAGTATGCCCAATTACTCGGCGAGTTGGAGAAAGCACCGTCCACGGATGATATTCGTGCAAAATTTCAGAAAGCTCTTACAGAGTGGAAAAAGAAACAGTCAGAGATTCCGGTACGTATTGATGAAGCCGAGAAATCCAAGGTTGATGTTGACGTGGCAGAGCAGGAACTTGCAAAGGTAGATCTGGTAAGAAGAATCGCTGAATGTGACAAGAAAATGGAGAATGCCGGTAGCACGTTAGGCGATTTGAGAAGCAAGGAAATGCAGTTGCAATTTGATATGTCCGGCATTATGCAGGTCATGAATGACGAACTTTCCGCAAAACGTAGAGGTCTTGACAGTGCCAAGGATGATGCAACACGAGAGTTCAATGACTTACATAATCAGATTCAGTCTGCGGAAAATCAGATCAAGGCAAATGAGAAGACAATTTCCGATACAGATGCAGAGCGGAAAAATCTTGGTGTTGAATACAATGCAGAATTTTCCAAGGCATTTGATGAAATGCCATATCTCTTTGACGAATCCAAGTGGAAATTTGATGAATCTACAACGGTTTGTTCCTTATGTGGTCAGAAGTTGCCGCAGGATAAGATTGAGTCTCTTAAGGCTGATTTTGAGCAGAAAAAGGCAGATGCCAAGGCACGTGCCACCAAGCAGTTAGAGGATGCACGCAAAGCATTTGATGATGCAAAGGGCGCAAAACTTAAAGGTCTGATTGACAAGGGCAACGCTTGCAAGGCTGATATTGAGCGATTGACAAAGGAAAACGCCAAGTTGCAGGAAGACATTGTGGCACTCAAAGAGCAGGAATCCAAGGCACTTGCAAAGCAGAATGATTATGCAAAGCAGTTATCCGAGATCCCGGCAGAAGCTGATTATTCGCAGAATGAAGAGTATGTGAAGCTGAAAACAGAGCATGACAAGATTCTTGCTGATATTGCAAAGGTTGAATCCGAGGGCGCAGACAAGGTTGTTACTGATTTAAAAGCCGAGAAAGCCGATCTGCAGAGTCAGCTTGAAGAGGTGAACAAGGTTATTGCGCAGGCGGCTAACAATGTGGCGATTGATGATCGTATCGAAACGCTTCGTGACGAGCAGAAAGAAATCGGGCAGAAAGTTGCCGATCAGGAACAGATGCTTTATCTCTTGGAAGAGTTCATTCGTTTCAAGCTGGATAAGGTTTCAGAATCTATTAACAGCCATTTCAAGACCGTAAATTTCAAACTCTTTGAAATGCAGTTAAATGGCGGTATGAAAGATTGTTGTGAGTGTACTGTGAATGGCGTTCCGTATTCGGCTTTAAACAGTGGTCATAGAATCGTAGCCGGACTTGATATTATCCGTTCTCTTAGCGAGTTATACGGTGTAAGCGTACCGATTTTCGTAGATAACGCAGAATCACTGAATGAGTTCAATGTGCCGGATATGGATGCACAGTTAATTCTTTTGAGTGTTTCCGAGGATAAGCAGTTGAAAGTGGAAGCTATGTGATATGGACTATCCAATAAATGCAAAGGCAATCGAAATCATTGACAAATACATGAAAGCAGGAGAGCCGCTTGACCTTGGGAATGAAAGGTTTTGCATGGGAACATTCAAAGCTATGTGTGAAGAAGTATTCCATAAGAAATGTGTTATGCGATTGGTGCATAGAAAGGGAGAATCCCCCATGTTTACCAAGTGGGACACGAAATACGACACGTATTTTCAAGGTAACACATGGTACTCATTTTCTTGGTTTAATGGCAGATGCGGTTTCGGGTATCGGTACTTTTTGAAAGCTAGTTGTGAATTATATTTTGAAAAGCACGCAAGGCAGATAATAAGCCTGTTTCTTTCGGAAAGATACACTAACATCGAGGATGCAATACTTAAAACGGACTGTTTCTTAGAACTGTGGAATGCGTTTGAAAAATGGTTCGACAATAGGAGAAATAAATTCATGGAGAATATGAAAACTGATATTCAAGAGATTCGGAGTTTATCAGCAAGGAAAACTCCACAGTCACATGGTGGCGTGGCTAATTTGCTTAAGGTTCTGACAAAGACAATGGAAAAGCAAGGTTCTGATATTACAAGTATTGCAAAGGTGCAGTATGCGATATGCGTACAGGCAGGAATCTATATTCCGGAAGAGTTTATCAGAGATGTTGCGGTCACATTGGATATGCCAATTAACGATGCAGAAAGCGAGGGTGTGTAGAATGGATAAACACAAAAACAAAATTTTATATTTCTTAAGTGCTTTGCAGGATGTGTACAGAGAGCCAGAGGAAAGAGAAGTGAATGCATTCCTAAATTGGAATTGAGTAACAATGAGGTCACTGACGATTTCTTTGCAACTATACAAGCATTTTTTATCTTTTATAAGAGAATTACAGGAGATGAATCAATTGATTTACTCGGATTTTCTCATTTGATTAATAGGTTAGTGGTTCAGTTCACAAATGTAGAAGAAGGCGAGGTGTCAGAATGAATTATATCAAAGCGAAATTTCCTAACAGCACCAGAAGTTATACATACCGCACCGAGGATTCCGTAAAAGCCGGTGATACGGTTGTAAATGCCAAAGGTGCAAAGCTGACAGTTACAGATGAATCAGTGGATATGGCATGGGTGGAAACCTACGGTGCTGATAAGGTGGCGGTTGTGAAGAAATATGAGGAAAGCGAGGAAAAGCAGTGAAACTTTATTTTTATGGACTTAATTCGGACGGAATCTCCGTCACAGAAGTGGAAGTGATTGAAAAACCAAAGACATATTATCCAGTTGATAAGAAAAGAGGTTTTCCAAATTGCATGAGCTTTGTTAGAAAAGAGGACGAAGGGAAAATTACTGGCTATTATGAAAATATTTTCCTTACAAAGCCGAATTACGATTATGCAAAAGAAAAGTTTAGAGAAGTCGCAGAAAAGGAACTTGAATCGGCAAAAGAAAAGTTTGAAATAGCAGAAAACAAATTAAAAATCATCATGGAAAGCGAGGAAAAATAATTATGGCAGAAACAAAGAAACAGGAAGTAGCAGTAGCAGAAGAAAAGACAGAGGTTGCAACACACAATAACAAGGTTACCGATTACAGCCTTGGAATTTTCGGAACATCCGACAATTTCATCATGGCTATGCAGATGGCAAAGGCACTGGCAAGTTCAACAATCGTTCCGCAGACATTCCAGAAGAACGATGCAAACTGTCTGATTGCTATTGAGCAGGCGCAGAGACTGCGAGTAAGCCCACTGATGGTTATGCAGAATCTGTATGTGATTCAGGGTAGACCGTCTTGGAGTTCAAAGTTTCTGATTGCGGCAATCAATAATTCCGGTAAATTCGACATGGAATTACAGTTTGAGGAAACTAGAGATAAAGATGGCAAGCCTTATTCGTGCCTTGCTTGGACTACGAAAAATGGTCGTAGAGTTGAGGGAATGACCGTGGACATGGAAATGGCTAAAGCCGAGGGATGGCTTAGTAAGAACGGTAGTAAGTGGAAAACCATGCCACAGTTAATGCTTCGTTACAGAGCCGCATCTTTCTTCTCCAGTCTGAATTGCCCGGAGTTGACAATGGGATTATATACGAAAGAGGAAATGCAGGACAACGATTTCAAGGAATATCCGATGGAAGATTTGCAGGAACAGGTCAAGCGTGATATTTCCGAAAATGCCAATTCAGAGCCATTTGTTGTAGCTGAATCCGAAGCTATTGAGACCGGGAGCGAAGTAGTTGAACCAGAGCCGGAGAAAGTAGCCGGAGAAGTCGTTGAGAATGACGAGAACGTACCGGACTTTATGAAAGATTAGGAGGTTGCCATGAGAGTTATATCACAGGACGGCACATTGGATTTTCCGTACGAAAATAGCATTGTTTTTATTGATACAAGGGCGAAAGAAGCAACATTTGTCCGGATGCAGGCAATCGGAGACAATGAGACTTCAATAACAGCTAAATATTCCACGAAAGAAAAGGCAAAGAAAGCTATGGAAATGCTTAGAATTGCGTATACAGGAAGTATTGCCATGTTTCAGAACGTTGAGACTACAGAAGAAGTTAATGAAGTATTCAAAAAATGCAATACACAGGTCATATATGCAAGCCTTGACAATCAGCCATCGGAAATTAAATTTGAGAATCATCAGAATTTTTATTTCCAGTTTCCGGCAGAGGAAGAATTGGAGTAGCATATGGAAGTTATATCATTTTTAGAATCCGTACAGAAAGGAATGGAAGATAACATTTACAACTTTTGCAAAGATGGGAAATGTAGCCAATGCGGTAACTGCTGTTCCAATCTTTTACCAATGAGCAGAAAAGAAGTAGATACCATTCGCAGATATATTCGTAAGAACCATATCAAAGAGTGCAAACATCTTCTTCCCACTGCGAATAGAACGTATGATATGACATGCCCTTTTCTTGATACGGATAAGAGTTGCGAGAAATGCAGAATCTATCCGGTTCGACCAGAAATTTGCAAGCAATTTATCTGTGACAATGAGCATAGGGCAAAGCATAATATGGCATTGTTTGGACAGACAAGACAGATTATTGATGTGAGGAGTGAGTTTTATCACAGAAATGGAAAATAGGCAGAAAGAAAAAATTACAAAAAGCCGAGAACGCGTCAAAAAGTTTGGAGAAGTTTATACGCCGGGCTGGATGGTACAAAAGATGTGCAATATGTTGGAAGATGAAAATGGTGGTGCAGAGTGTTGGAGAGGAACAGTGTTGGAGCCTGCGTGTGGTACTGGAAATTTCCTTGTGGAAATCTTGAAACGGAAACTGTCAATAGGAATGACTGAAACGGAAGCTGCAGAGACATTATTCGGCATTGATATTCTGGCAGACAACATAGAAGAGAGCATACAGAGACTTACGGATCTTGCACCGACAGCAGAAAGTATATTCAGAAAGAACATTGTTCAGGGCAACTTTTTAAAACCGGAAGGAATATGGTTTTTGGAGGATGCCGAATGAGAGAAAAAGCGGAAGACCCTTATGTATCTCTTGGTATATGCTCCAGATGTCACAAAGGCATATTGGGAACGCAGTACAAAATGTGCGCTGAGTGCCGGGAGAAGAAAGCGAAGGTAGAAGCTAAGAGACTTGCAAGGGAAACACCGGAACAGGCAGAAGCACGGAAAGAAAGAGTCCGTACCAGATATTACATGAATAAGTCCAGTGGAATATGCGTGAAGTGTGGAAAACGTAATGCAGTATGCGGAACTGTTTTATGCAACAGGTGTTTGGCAAAGAGGCGTTCGTGCGAGAAGTCCACAAGCCAAAGGGAGTACCGGGAGGATAAAGGATTGTGCATAATCTGTGGTAGACCGGCGGTATCTGGAAGAAAGCATTGTGAGGAACATTTAAAGATGCTACGGAAAACAGTTGCAAATGCGGCAAGCCATATAGACTACACGAAACATCCTTGGATAATCGATAATAAACACATATTTGAAAATTGAGGTGAAAGAGGTATGAAACTTAAAACATTAGGTTCTGGTTCATCCGGTAATTGCTACATGCTGGAGAATGACAAGGAAGCTTTGATAATCGAAGCCGGGTTGCCTTTTATGGAAGTCAAGAAAGCACTGGATTTCAATGTGATGAAAATTAAGGCTGTGATTACTACCCATTTCCATATTGACCATAGTCTTTATAGCTTACAATATGTGCAAGCTGGCATTCCTGTTTTTGAACCATGCAGACCGCCGATAAAATATTCTGAAATGCGTTTTAGAAAAGGAAATTTTGACATAAGGGCATTTGAAAACCGTGATAAATCTGGAAGATGGCTACATAACAACGGAGACGGTTCAGAGTGCCCGTGCGTTGGGTTTTACATTACGCATCCAGAGATGGGAAGCCTTGTGTATGCAACAGACACGGAATACGTCAGATGGAGATTTAATGGTGTTAATCACATCATGGTGGAAGCCAACTATGATATGCAGTTTGTGAACCGAGAAGAGCCAAATTACGAACACAGATTAAGAGGTCATATGAGCTTACCAACGGCACTTGACTTTATTTCTACTAACGATAATCCGGCATTGCGAAATGTCGTTCTAATACACTTATCAGATAAAAGCGGAGATCCCGCACTATTCAAACAAAGGACAGAAGAAACAGTTAAATATGGAGCAAATGTTTATATTGCAGAAAAAGGATTAGAGGTTGATATGAACCTTTGCCCGTTTTGATAGGTTGAAACACCAATGTGAAAGCATAAAAGAAACCAGTTTATGCGGTATCTGACTTTGGTATGGAATTTAATATATCACAAAACTAAATTGAAAGCCATGAGATACCTTTGGCGGTTGCTAAAAGTGACCGCCAGAAAGGAGAATACGTGTTAATAATTGAGGATAAAGGACAGAAAGAGGGCTTACATATCCTTAAGAATAGATATTTTAAAAGCCACGATATGGAAGTCTTGCGTGCACCATTGCCGGTTGGAGATTACATAATTGCCACAGACAAGGTAGCGGATGTTATCCGTAGAAAATCAGCTAGAAAAATGGAACTTAAAAAGATGGATTTTCTTGGCACATATGATGTTTCCGTTGACACGAAAAAAGACATGCAGGAAATTGCTGGGAACATCTGTGGAAGAGCACATCCGAGATTCCGTGACGAGTGTATTTTGGCGCAGAACAACGGAATTAAGTTATATGTGCTTATTGAAAATACAGACAAGGTGTATTCCGTCAATGATGTATCTACATGGCATAATCCTCGAGTGGACCGGTATAACAATATTGCATATATGCACACGCTTGGAAAATTGCTGAATGTACCGCTACCGAAAACAAAGCCGACATCTGGCAAGGTATTGGCAAAAGCTATGTTGACAATGCAACTTAAGTATGGCGTTGAGTTCGTATTTTGTCGCCCGGAAGATGCTGGGGCAAAGGTTATTGAATTGCTTGGAGGTAGTGAAAATGGCGGAGAATAAGCGGTATTACTGGCTTAAACTGATGGATGATTTCTTTGATAGCAAACGAATCAAAAAACTCCGAAAGATGGCTGGTGGCGATACATATACGATCATCTATCTTAAGATGCAGTTGTTGTCGTTGAAAAAAGGTGGCTATCTGGAATATTCCGGATTGGAAGATGAATTTTACAAAGAGATCGCCCTTGATATTGACGAGGACGAAATCAATGTTCAAGTAACGATTCAGTATCTTCTTTCCTGCGGATTGCTTGAAACATCAGATTCCATTGAGTACAAGTTGCCATTTGTGCAAGATAACCTAGGAAGTGAGACTGCAAGTACCAGAAGAAGTCGTAAATCTAGGGAAAATGCACAAAAAGCGTTGCAATGCAACAGTGGAGCAACGGAGTGCAACATTTTGCAACAAAATTGCAATGTAGAGATAGATATAGAGAAAGATATAGATATAGATATAGAGAAAGAAAATACAAAAGAAAGCGTGCCTGCATCTGATTTGGACTTTGACGCGGAATGGGGATGGGAATACACGATCAATGCATATCCAAAGAAAACGTCGTTAACGTCTGCCAAGGTAGCATGGATGGACAAGCTTTTAGAAGTTATCGAGCCGAACAGGAAAGCCGTTGCAAAGCTGATATATGAGGCTACAGTGGCATATGTTACTGACTATATAGAGAAGAATCCGGATGATACAAATTATCGTTATATTCCGAAATATGGTGATTGGCTGAAAGAGGATTGCGATTACTGGATTCGTCAAGTTGAGAAACGAAAGCGAGGTGAGAGCAGTTGACGGAAGCAGAAATTGGAGTGATCGGATGTGTATTGATTGACAATGATTCCATGTACAAGGTTTATAACAAATTGAAGCCGGAAATGTTCAGCTCTGAATTTTGCCAAGATGCTTTTGCTGAAATGCTTGCCATGTATGATCGTGGAGAAAACATTAATGTCGTTTCACTGTCTCAGTCACTTGAAAACCACAAATGGGAGCCGGAAATGATTGCCGGGGAGCTTAAGGAATGTATTGCCGCAACTCCGTTATCGACAGCAATGAAAAACTATGCGGATGCAGTCATTAAGGATTGGCGGGCAAGGGAAACGAAAAGCCTTTTCCAGAGAGTGAGCCTTAGACCATGTGATATTGATAATTCGATCGCGGAAGTTCTTACAAGGCTTGAAGAAATCCAAGTTAATCAGTTGAAGAAATCTAAGTTGATGAAGCAAATCGTATCAGAGAACAAAGATAAATACTTCAATGATGATGTGGGAGAGGACAGGGTAAAGACAGGATTTTACCATCTTGACGATTGCCTTGGCGGTCTTGAAGGCGGAGACATTACAGTTGTTGCCGCGAGACCGGGAGTTGGTAAGTCTGCTATTGTGGCACAAATAATCGAGAATATGGCAAGAAAAGGCTATAACACTTGTTACTACAACATGGAGATGAACAACAGTCAGATTTATGAAAGGTTTGTTTCAAGAATGTCAAAGATTGGTCTGACAAGAGTTCGCAGGGCAAAGGCTTTTCTTGGTGGAGAGAAAGAAGCCTTTGACAAGGCAAATGATGAGCTTGAAAAATATCCGATCACAATTGACGATCAGACAAATGTTATTGAGGAAATGAGAACGCAATGCAGGCATCAAAGATATGACGTGATCGTAGTTGACTATCTGCAATTGGTACGGTGTAACCGGAAGTTCAATAATCGTGCATCCGAAGTCGGGGAAGTTTCGAAGCAATTCAAAGCACTTGCGAGAGAGCTTCACGTTCCGATCATCCTATTGTCACAGCTTAACCGAGTATCGGAAATGAATGTAACGAAAGAGCCTACAATGTCCGAATTAAGAGAATCCGGAGATATTGAGCAGGATGCTTCCAATATTATTCTTATGTGGAATTTGGATGAAGACAGAAAATTTAAAGGCTTGAAAGTTGAAAAGAATCGACAGGGTACACCGTTTAGAGAAGTTGTTCAGTTTGAAGGTGATCGTATGGAATTTATCGAGCGAACCGAAACCATTGAACAGATTCAAGCACGGATGCGACAGAAAGACGGTTTCCGAGAAGTATGTGGCAGCACACCATTTGATTAAAAGGTGAATGATTATGGCAAGTAAGAAATTTGAAAAAGGTTCCGAAGAATGGCAGTTTTTTAATGACTATTATAAATTCCGGCAGCAGTTTTATGAAGCTGATAACGAAGATGAGTGGTTCCAAGGAATGATGGAAGCAGGGGAAATGCTAATTAAAAAATATGCACGGACAAATATATCAAAATATGTTCAAAGTCTTGTATTTAGCCATTTTGAGGATGTAGAGAGGAGATGGAAGAGCAAATGAGTAATGCACTGGCAAGAAAGAAAAAGCGGATGCAGCCACTTGGATATTCCAAGAGTGAACTGATCGGAATACAGAGACACGCCAAGGCACAAAGCAATGCGGATTATCTAATAGAGGAATCCTATTATAACGTCCGTATGATGGCATATCAGGCACTGCATGATAAGTTCGGATTCGGACACAAAAGAATCATAAAGGTTGAGCAGACTATTGATGCATATGTGGAGAATGCAAAGGATGGAACGACAGGCGAGGAACTTGGTTTTTATCTGAAAGATAAATGCAAGATTGACGTGCGAGAGGAAACTAATAAGATTCCGTATCGTGAGAGCTTTTATCTGGTAGAGAGAAAGATTGCACCGAACTGCATGATACAGGCAAATAAGTTTTTACTGGCACAGGTATTTAATTATTTTGCTATGTTGGGTGTCTGCCTTAAAACACAGTTTAAATTTTCGGGAAATCAGATCAGACAGGTTTATGAGAGAATCAGATATTTGATTAACTGCCTTGCTACCGGATATGAAACCATGACGGGGATCGCAAGTGTACTGGAATGGGAATGTAAGTACATTGATAAGCGGTTTATCGGAAAGACGTATGAAATATAGGAGGAATGATTGATGGACAAGTTAGTTGTGGAACTGCAGGATGGATATTTTGTGGAGATTGATTCTCTGAATCACACCCTGAGACAGAGATATGCCGGACAGGATAAGGACGGCAATGAAAAAGAAAGCGTTCGAACAATCGGATATTTTGGAGACATGAAACAGTGCATTAAGGCTTTGTTAGAGCGTTATCCGAGTGAGTTATCCGAAAAGGCGCAGATTTCCTTTAGTGAATACTTGGAACTGTTGGATAAGGCTTATACGAGGTCAGAACAGCTTGTGAACAGGATCGGAAAGGAGCAGGAAAATGCTGAATAGAGAAAAATATGCGGAAGAGATTTTGAATATTGCGTGTGATGGAGGCAATATTGCGTTAATTAATGGAAAACTGGAAAAATGCAGGGGAGTCTGCGATAAATGCGATTTTTGCGATAATGACATTAGAAATGCTGGTCGTTGCAGAGAAAAAGCAAAAGAATGGGCGAACAGCCAGTATATTGATTGGAGCGAAGTTCCAGTCGATACACCGATTTTGGTCAGAGATTCTGAACTTTTTGCGTGGAGCAAAGAACATTTTGCAAAATATGAAGATGAAACGGTTTATACATGGGATTACGGAAAAACGTCATGGAGCACATATGACGGTAAAATGAGTAGCTATAAATATGCTATGTTGCCGGAAAGTGAGGATCAGAATGAAAATAAGCAGGATTAAAAACCGGATATCTGAGGTAGCAACAGAAGCCTGTGGGTATTCTCCTCTAACAAAAGTGGTTTCGGAGGAAGAGATCAACAGAATTTTGGAGCAGGAAAGCGGATGGATTCCATGCAGTGAGCAGATTCCAGAAGAACCGGAAGAAAATCCGTTATTTGAGGGAAAATGTCTTGAAGTGTATTTGGTAACAACAAAATACGGAAGTAGTGAGCAAGACAAGGTATACCCATTTAGAGCATTTTGGAATGGAATTAATTTCACGGATGGAATGAATATTTTGGACGTTATCGCTTGGATGCCACTGCCGGAGCCGTACAGAGTAAGCGCAGAAAATGCACAGCCTGAAGAAACGCCACTCACTGAACAGCCGCAGACCAATGCAGACCGGATCCGGAGCATGACGGATGAAGAACTTTTAGATTTCCTTTGCTCAATCGAAACATATGAGCAGGGTAGCGTAAAGACCATTGAGGGCGGCGTAGCAATGTGTTCTGTTACAGAGGTGGAACAATGGCTTAAGGCAGAAAGTGAGGGATAGCATGGAGAGATTAACATATGTGGCAGAGAATGGAGAAGTTTTATTTCATCCAGCAGATTTACCGGATGATGAGGGAATTACCATTACCCAGCTTGCGAAAGATGGAAGATACAAAGCCCTGGAAGAGATTGCGGAAAGACTTGCAAATAGAGAGCAAGCCGAAGAGCAGGGATTACTTCTGCGGTTGCCGTGCAAGGTGGGAGATACTTTGTATCGGGTAAATAAAGGAGCGAAAGAGCCAGTTATTATGATGCGCGTTATCCAGTTATATATCAAGCAGATTCATAAAGACAGAACTATTATGAGAATTGATGTTATAAATGACGCTGATATGGGTGAGAGTTGCTATTTATCGTGCGACATTGGCGAAAGGATATTCCTTACTAGAGAGGAAGCCGAAGCCAAGCTGAAAGAAATGGAGGGGGAAAGTGATGTACTGTGATGGAAGATGTCAGTATTTAAACGAACGTAAACATAAATGTGAGTTGACCGGAGAAAAATTGACTTACATGAAGCAGACCGGAAGTATTTCATTTTCCGTGCATGAACACAGAGGAGTTTGTAAAGGGAAAAAGGTGGAACGCGATGGAGAATAGATTTTTATACCGCGCAAAGCGGATTGATAATGGAATATGGGTATACGGATTGCCAAGTTATGACACAGACGGAGAGATCAGAGAAATTGAAGCGTATGAAGATGCGGATGTTGAATTTTATGCCGTTGATCCATCTACCATCTGCCAGTGCACCGCAATGCCTGATAAGAACAAAAAGCTGGTGTTTGAACATGATATAGTATGGGATTCTGACGAAAGAGCTTTTTACGAGATTATCTGGAATCAAGAGGATATGTGTTGGAATGTTGAAGATGCAGACGGTCATAAATCTGAGTTTAAAGAATGCTATGGAAGCACAATTGAAGTTAATGGTAACAGATTTGACAATCCGGAACTGTTGGAGGTGCAAGATGCCGAGAACCATAGCGTATAGAGCGGGAGGATTTACAAATTGTGGAATCGGTTACACAAAATTCAGTCAGGAGGAATTGGCAGAAATGAAAGATAGAGTCATGACGGAGAATGAAGCAATTGAAGAATTAAAATATGATTGTAACGAACTTGGAAAAGCGATTCCGTGTGATACATCATGGGGGAAATCTTTTGAAAATGCTTATGCAATGGCAATAAACGCACTGGAAGAGGTACAGAAATACCGGAAAATCGAAAAAGACTTAAAAGAACGTTATCATGCCAACGTAGATATTCCGCTTTTGATGCACCACTTTATCGAAACGGTGTTTGAAGGGGAGAAGCATGAGGGATTTTGCCTTTTAACAAACGAGGATGCTAAGGTGTGGGAAGAATATAAGGCGATCGGCACACCGGAAGAATGCCGGGTAGCGGTGGAGAAGCAGACGGCAAGGAAAGGAATAAGAGAAAAGATAAAGAAAGGATACAATAGAGGAATGCATCACTATTATTGTCCTGTTTGTTACGAGAAGGGAGATTTAAGAAACAAGTATAATGTTGGGTTATATTGCAGTGGCTGTGGTCAGAAATTAGATTGGGAGGATGAAAAATGACAAGAAATGACATAGTAGCAGAATATGTAAGAAAACGTTGTCCTGAGATACTTGAGACTACAGATTTTGCAGCATTTGTTTTTGAAATGGCTTGTAAAAGCTTTGTAGATAATTTTGAAAAAAGTATAAAAATAGATTTCAAAAAGTTGAGAAAAATTTTTGATGACTAGAACAGGATGGAAGGGATAAAAAATGAGCGAAGAACTTAAACCATGCCCGTTCTGCGGCGGAAAAGCAATGTTCTTTACCATTGTAAATAAGTCATCACATTCGGATGTTGGAGTAATGTTCAAAATCAAATGTATGAAATGCGGAACAGAACTTCCAAAAAGCTATGAATGTGAGATGTATATGGATCAGGACGGTGGAATCAGAACAGGGAAAGACGAGCGAACGAAAGCAACTACAGATTGGAACAGGAGGGCAAACGATGAGACTGATTGATGCGGATGCACTAAAGAAAGATTTAAAATCGGTTACTTTAAGCAATGGAACTTTAGTAAATACAAATGCAGTATTGTATTTACTAGAAGAATATCCGACGGCTTATGATGTAGACAAGGTTGTGGAGCAGTTGGGAAAATTAAAGAAAGCAGAGCAGGACAGACCAGATGATTGCGACGAGGACGGATGCGGAGACGGCGAACAAATCTACGATGACGGGAGAAGCCAGGGAAGATTTGAAGCATTTGGCAAAGCAATCGAGATCGTGGAAGGCGGTGGAGTAAAGTGACAAGAGAAGATAAAGAAGCAATTTTAAATAGTTTTGACGAAACAATGATACAACCGGATGAAGCAATGAACCTCACAGAAATGAGAGCATATGTAAAAGGTTTTGAAGATGCTAGAAATGCAATGTTTGATGCGACTGACAAGTTTTATCGAAGTAATAAGACGGATTAGAACCGTAGAGAAGAGGTGCACTGATATGTCAAAAGCAGCATTAGTTATGGATATGCCGGAATCATGTGATATGTGTGATTTTGTAGATGATGAGCAACCGCCAAGATACGGAGAAAAAACATTGTATTGTGGAGTACCGGGAATGGGAGAGGACGTAACAGATTATATAGAATGTAGACCCGAATCTTGCCCGCTCCGGGAGTTGCCAGAGAAGATACCAGAGTTGAAATCTGGTTATGAAGATCTTGGCACATCAATACGTCGGGTGGGTTGGAATGCCTGCTTAGATGAAATTTTAAAATAAATTGAAAGGAGTGAGATGTTTGCCATCAGATTGGATGATTTAAAAGCAATAAAACGATGAATTTATTGCATAAAACACAACATAATTAAATTTAAAGTGCACTATTGTAGATATGTGCACGGAATATCAGAAAGGAGCCGGAACCTATCCGGATAAAAGGCGCGCCGGGTTCCTTTCAAAAGAAAATGAAGAATAGTGAATTAAAAGAATATGTAAACAGCTTTCCGGATGATGCACCGGTGAGTATTATCTGCGCGAATCAAAGAAAAAGAAAACTGTACAAGTTGGAAAATGTAATATGGGTGACAGACCAAGGGCAGCCTTTGATCCTTATTGACATTGGAAAAGAATCGGATATGGATGCAGAAATGATATCCGCTTGCGAAGAGGATGAAAAGTCTGCGGATGATCTGGAAGGACAGATGCAAATCGAGGATTTTCCGGAGGTGATGCCGTAATGGATTTTGGATATTACAACATGGATTGTATGGATGGGATGAAAGAGTTCCCGGATGGTTACTTTGACCTTGCGATTGTAGATCCACCGTATGGGATTGGAGAAAATGGAGATAAAAACCATACAAGAAGTAACCTAGCAAAAGCAAAAGATTACAAGAGTTTTAGCGGAATGGATATAAAACCACCAAACGAAAAATATTTCAATGAACTGTTTAGAGTGTCAAAAAATCAGATTATTTGGGGAGCAAATCATTTTATAAGCAAAATGCCGTTTAATAGTAGTTGTTGGATTGTTTGGGATAAAGATAATGGAAATAATGATTTTGCTGATTGTGAACTTGCATGGACTTCGTTCAGTACTGCAGTAAGGAAGATTAAATATAGGTGGCACGGAATGCTTCAGCAAAATATGAAACACAAAGAAAACCGTATTCATCCTACACAAAAACCAGTGGCACTATATGAATGGCTTCTGAATAGCTATGCAAAGCCCGGAGACATTATCCTTGACACACATGTAGGAAGTGCTAGTAGTTTGATAGCCTGCTACAGAACCAACCATCCATATGTTGGCTTTGAACTGGACAAGCATTATTATGATTTGTCCAAAAAGAGATTAGATGCAGAAATGGCACAAATGCGATTATCTGATTTTATGCCGGAGGTGATGCCATGAATTTATTTGAAAAAGTAAAATGCAAAGGCTTTTATAAGCCATTTAAAGACGGAAGATGGCTGTATCTCGACAGGAAAACATTAACTGCTGATGCAATGGACAATAATCTGGCAGATGGAAACAATGATGGCACTGTCGAAAAAAATGTTGAATATATCGAGAAAACTTATTTCAAACACGTTGATAAGAATTTCACAGGTGTAATTGTTGGATATAAGGATATTGTCATCAAAGGCTATCTTGATGCGATTTATGAAGATGAATGTGATGTAGGTATCGGAGTCATTCCAGAAGCGTTTTATGTATCGAAAAGAGCAAAAGAAACGGTAAAATGTGCTGTTGTTTATTATGCGAACAATTTAAAACATTATGTTCCATTGGAAGATTTGGAGGTGCTGTCATGATACAGACAGCAGAAGATAAAGTGAAAGAGTACTGCCAGTGCATCCGCAGAGAAATAGAACACTGGAAAGTTATCAATCAGAACGGGTGTAATGATCCGTTCTGGTCCGATGGATGCAACATGAATCTGACACGGAATCATATCATTTATTATCAGTCAAAGATCCACGAGATCTGCACAGAAAATCAGTTGCCATTACCGGAGGAATGTTATTTTTCCATACCGCCGGAAGTGGATAATAATTATATGGCGAATCTTAAGCAGAAACCACGGGTGGAGAGATTGCGTCAGTTAGGGAGGATCATGACTGGACGCATTTACCAGTACGACGAGAACCAGATGAGTTTATTTTAGAACCAGATAACAAAACCAAGCGATCATCATACCACCTCCCGTAATAGTATATGCTGCGGAGGTGGGAGATGATATGGAAAGAGAGGGGCACAGATGGATTGGAATTATGACATGGACAGTTGTCCGTTAGATACAAAGGTTTTCTTATTGTCAGCAAACGACAACCTACTTTTGCCACAGCGTGAATTTGTTGGCACTCTTATGTGCAAAGGACATTCTGTTACAAGAGGTAAGTGCTTTAGTGGAGATCCAGAGTATTTTTATAGAAGTAAAATTGTTGCGTGGAAGAAATATAATGCAGAAAGAGAGGAATAATTGCATGAAGTATACGGTAGAACTGACAGAAAACGGAATTAATGAAACATTGGAATTGAATGGAATAACTTACAGAAAAGAATGGACAAGGTTGGAAAATGGTTTACTTCAGTGCTCACAGAAAGATTTCTCGGAGCAGATGAGAGAGAATGGACATGATGGAGACCTTATAGAGAGAGTAGCAGAAGTATTTGACAGCTTTTTGGCAGGAGACGTAGATGATATCAGGGATTGTTATGATTAAGGAGAACGTGTAATTATGCTCAATAGCAAGGTATATACAAAAAAGTGCGTGATCTGCGGAAAAGAATACAAATCAATATCAGTCAGAGCACTTACCTGTGGGAAGGATTGCAGAAATGAATACCGCAGAAGAAAAGATAGGGAAAAAAGAAGCGTAAAAACATGTAGAAACAGTACATTAGATAATGTTTTAGGAAAAGCAAGAGAAGCCGGCATGAGTTACGGAAAATATGTGGCAATGATGGACGGTACACCGAAGATCTGGCAGGGAGAAGAATAAAAAATATAAGAGGAGAATGGCTTATGAAGTTTTCAAAACTGACTAAGCCAGAGCTTGAAACAATTATTGAAAACGCCAATTTCACGGAGCAGGAAGAAGAAATATTTTATCTTCTTGCCCGTGGACTTATTTCAAAAGAAATAGCCATGAGACTATGCGTATCAACAAGAACAGTGGAAAGAAGAATTTTTGATATTAAACAGAAAGTAAAAAAGTTAGAAGGTGAGTTAAACGGGAAATCTTTCAAATAGTGAGTTGTTGAATATTGCCATCGAAAATGGTATTATCAACATAGACACCATTCAGAAAAAAATTGAAATGAACGAAAGGAAAAAATTTATTGAAAAACACACTTACAGCATTTGGCAAGGAAAAGATGGAAAGTTTTACACATATTTGCCAGATGAAGATAATAAGAGAGGAAAGAGACTTGTAAAGAGAACATCTGAAAAAGCAATTGAAGATGAAATAGTAAAGTTCTATAAAGCTAAGGAGGATGAACCTACAGTTATTCAGGTATATTCTAATTGGATTTCTGAAAAACTTGAATATGGTGAAATAACAAGACAGACAAAGGACAAGTACGAGACAAATTTTAAAAGATTTTTTGAAAATAAGTATTTGCCGATTGCAAATAGAAAAATCCGGTACATTGATGAAGAAATATTGGAATCATTCATAAAAACAGCTATTTCAAAACTGGAACTTACGCAAAAAGCTTATTCTGATATGCGGATATTGATTAACGGAATTTTCAAATATGCAAAGAAAAAACATTATACCAGCCTGAGCATAACCAGTTTTATGGGTGATTTGGAAATTTCGGAAAAGTCATTTAAAAAGAACCATAAGTCAGACTGCGAATTGGTATTTTCTAAGGATGAGGAACTTTTAATTGAACGATTTGTAATGGAAGATGAGCCTACATTGATAGAACTTGGCATTATTTTGGCATTTAAAACAGGATTGAGAGTTGGGGAAATATCTACCCTCTCATGGTCTGATGTCGGAGAAAATAAGATACATATATCAAAGACAGAAATAAGATATAGAGATGATAATGGCAAATATGTATTTGATGTTCAAAATTTTCCTAAAAGTGATGCCGGGTTTAGAGATGTTATAATTACCGCAGATACCAAAGAACTTATGAGAAAAATAAAAATGCTCAATCCATTTGGGCAATATATTTTTATGAAAAACGGTAAACGAATAAAAGGTCAGGCATTTACAAGGCGGCTATATGTGATATGTGATAGAATAGGAATTGGTGAACGTTCAATTCACAAGGCAAGAAAGACATATGCAACAAAGTTGATAGATGGAAATGTTCCAGAATCGGTAATAAAAACACAAATGGGGCATACAGATATCAGAACAACTCTCGATCATTACTATTTTAATAACAAGACAGAGAGTGAAATGCAGGAATATATTGCAAAAGCATTATCAATGTAAAAGGTAACACGAGGTAACACCTTTGGAGATAAAGAAATTCAGTATTTATGCGGGTTTGAGAGAATTTATACCGAGTTCGAATCTCCCTTCCGCTACTTTATTTTTATTTAAGAAAACCTTGTGAAGCCTTGATTTTACTGAAAGAAAGGAGTTTTTGAATGGTGTCTTTTCTAAAGGTCAAAATCAAAGGTAACACTAAAGGTAACACGAACGGATGTATGGACGCTTAATGCGTTCTTTTTTTTGTATTTTTTGACGGCAAACTGTCGGAATCGTGACGGTTTTGCCGCCTTTTTTTATGCAAAAATATAATCAAAGGGAGGGATGGTGGTGTTTTCAGATGAAGTTCTTGAAAAAATTTTTGCCAGAAAAGAGTTACAGTCCTTGGACTTGTCAACGCAGTCGTCTATCATACACGCAATAGAAGATGTTTTAGAGGAGGTCAAACAGGATGAATATGAGCGGAGCATACCAGAATCCGATTTATAATCAGCAGATGCAGCAATACGGGCAGTAGTACGCATACAATCCGTATATGAATCAGCCACGCATTGATAATACACAAAATTATATGCAGGCACCGCAGCAAATTCAGCAGCAGATCCCGGTTCAAACTTTTGGCATAAATGGAAAAGTAGTTCCGGCGGTAGAAAACATCACTGCCAATGATGTGCCAATGGATGGCAGCGTTGCATTTTTCCCAAAACAGGATATGACAGAAATATACGCTAAAAGTTGGAACGCAGATGGAACAATTCGCACAATCGTTTTTAAGCCAGTTTCGCATGATACTGTTAGCAATTTATCGCATGATACTGAAAAATTGAAATTTGACCTATCAGACGAGTGCACAGGTGCATTTATGCAGAAGTTTGATGAACTTTTTGGGAAGATTGAACAGATAGAAAACCGATTAGATAAAATTCCAAGCAGTCAAAGAAAAACTTCACAGGTAAAAAAGGAGAGTGATCCAGAATGAATCCGGCACAATTATTGTTAAATCAAATGATGAATTCTCCGCAGGTTCAAAACAATCCTATGGCAAAAAATGCCATGCAAATGTATCAAAGCGGAGATACAGGTGGACTTAAGACAATGGCAGAGAATCTCTGTAAAGAAAGAGGAATTACGGTAGATGAAGCAAAACAGAAAGTTATGAGCATGTTTAATCATTAGTACATTTTGGGGTGCGCGCAAAATAACCGGTTATCCCATTTGTAAATAGATCAGATGGAGGTAAACAAAATGTTTAATGGAAATGCAATGCCTAGTCTTGCTGATATTGCAGCAGTGACAGGAAACGGAAGAAACAATGATGGCATGTGGGGCGGCGATGGCTGGTGGGCTATCATTATCTTCGCTATGATTTTTGGCTGGGGCGGCTTTGGCGGCAATGGCTGGGGAGGAAACGGAGGTATGGGAGCGACAGCATCTGCATACACCGACTCTGCAATTCAGCGTGGGTTTGACACGCAGGCTATCATCGGAAAGTTAGATGGTATCACAAATGGTCTCTGTGATGGATTTTACGCACAGAATACCGCCGTTATGAACGGTTTCCATGGTGTAGACAATGCAATCTGCAACCTTGGCTACCAGACACAGCAGGGATTTAATACCACAAACGTGACACTTATGCAGGCGCAGAATGCTTTACAGTCCCAGTTGGCTAATTGCTGCTGCGAGACCAGGGAAGCTATCCAGGGTGTAAACTACAATATGTCACAGAACACCTGTGCACTGCAGAACACCATGAACAGCAACACAAGAGACATTATCGACAGCCAGCAGGCAGGAACAAGGGCAATCCTTGATTACCTGTGTCAGGAAAAGATTTCTTCCTTACAGGCAGAAAATAATGACTTAAGAAGAGCCGCATCACAGGATCGCCAGTCTGCATTGCTCACTACTGCAATGTCAGCGCAGACACAGCAGATCATCAACGCTGTAAATCCGGCTGCAATCCCGGCATATGTTGTTCCAAATCCTAACGCTTATGCGTATGGCTGTGGATGCAACACAGGATGTAGTTGCTAAAAGTAGCTGCTACACAAAATTGAATAATTGAGTATCTTAATTGAGTTTAACTCGATTATGTCTGCTGTGCAGTATTGCTTATAAACACAAAGGGCAGACTATAATGTTTGCCCTTATTTTTGAAAGAGAGGTAAATAATTATGGCAGAATTTACAGGAATTGCAATTCAAACTGTCGCGCAGGGAGAAGATGTAGCATTTACAGAAACTCCGGTATGCGCAACAAAATGCATTGTTCATAGACAGGGAAGCGGCATTGTTAAATTGAGAGGACTTACAAATCAGTGCCGGGCAAGATTTTTGGTATCTTATTCCGGGAACATTCAAATTCCTACCGGTGGCACAGTTGAAGCTATTTCACTGGCTATTGCAATTGACGGAGAACCGTTGCAGTCAACTCGAATGATTGTTACACCGGCGGCAGTTGAAAACTTCTTTAACGTTTCGGCGCAGGCATATGTGGATGTTCCTCGCGGTTGTTGTGTTACGGTAGCGGTACAGAATACGTCTACGCAGTCAATCGAAGTTCAGAACAGCAATTTAATTGCAGTCCGGGAAGCGTAAGGAGGGCGGTTTTATGGATATTAAGAGAATGCACGAAATGATTGAAAAACTGTCTGAAAGCGCAGAGTGTGAGTTTGCAAAAGGTATCGAATGTGTAGATACAGAAGAGATGGGAAAAGTCACGGACATGCTTAAAGACCTTGCGGAAGCCATGTATTACCGGACGCTTACAAAATCAATGGACGAAGCAGAACCAGAGCAGGTTCTTGATATGTTTGAGCGTTACGGAGACGGCAGACGGTATTATGATCGTTACCGGTATGCAAACGGCAGATTTGCGCCAAAGGGAAGAGGAACGCGGAGAGGATATGACGAACCTCCGTACTGGCACATGACACCGGAAATGTACCGGGAAATGGAACACGACCGTGATATGGATCGTTCTTCCGGCAGAATGTATTACACAGAGCCTACAATTGCGGCAGATGGCGGTATGCGTGATCGCAGAGAGGGCAAAAGCGGAATGAGCCGCAGAAGCTACATGGAAAGCAAAGAGCTTCACAAAGGCAATACGCCAGAAGACAAGGATGCAAAGATGCATGATCTTGAAAGATACATGAAAGAGCTTTCGGAGGATATGGCGGAGCTTATCTCCGACATGACACCGGAAGAGCGCACAATGACAAAGAGCAAGCTGTCAACGCTTGTTTCCAAAATGTAATGACAGGGGCAGAAATGCCCCTGTTTGTTTGAACATTGACAACTGAATATCAGCTAGTGATTTGTGGATTTGGAAATTTTTCAAAAAGGTATTGACTTGTTACATGTAACATTATATAATGTAACTCGTAACAAGGAGGTGGTTAAAATCGCACCCAAGAGCAGAGCTGATTATATGAAACAACGTAGAGAAAAGACAAGAAATTTTAGTGTTGAGCTTGACAGGGAGAAGTTTGAAAAGTTAGAAGAAAAACTTTTTGAAAAAGGAATGACTAAAAAAGAGTGGCTTGACAACAAGGTTGATGAAGAAATCAGCAGTTAAACAAAAAGAGCAGTTGCAAATGATTTGACGGTCATGCAACTGCCCTAAAACCGAGATAACTCTCTGTGAAATATTTTATCATAGAGAGTATCTCTTTTCAAGAAAAAATTGAAAGGGAGGAAAAATCTATGAGAAGCATTGAAGAAATTGTAAGAACGATACTTAATAGTGACGCGCTGATGGAGAAAGTGAATCATGTTGTGGAAATCGAGAGGATGAA